TAGGGTTCCGTCAGCATCTTGGTATGTTACAGAGATTCCTGTCTCTGTATTTCCAGAAACCATACCACCTACGAAGTCTTCTACTTGTTCTTCCGTAAGTTGGGTATTAGTATCTGTAGAAGCTATCGTTACCGAACCATCTGCATTAGTAATACTTACATTACTTCCTGCGGTTAGAGTTGCATTTGTCCAGTTACTATTAGTATTATGATAAAGGAGCAACTGACCAGCAGCAAGGGAAGAAATGTTAGTGTCGTTAAGTTCAGAGATCGTATCTTCTGTATCAACTTGTGCATCAACATAGGCTTTTACACTCTGTTGTGAAGGAGGTCTTGTAGCACTATCTGTAGACATATCGTCTTCATCAATAAGACTTAGTGCGTTTGCGTCTACATACGCCTTAATACTTTGTTGTGTTGAGAGATGACTAGCACTATTACTAGACATATCATCTTCGTCTTTGATTGCTAACTTTGTATCTATAGTGTCGAAGTTGTTATTTAACGTAGTGCCCCACTCATTACTTTGATCCCCTGGAGCGGGTTTTTCTAAATTAATGTTTGAAGTATAACTACTCGCCATTATTCAACCCCCATAAGACTACCGTCTGGGCCACGTACAACAGGTCTTCCGCCTATATTAGTTACCATTCCATTATTATCTCTTTCGAGATTTATTGCAGGAGGTGGTTGATTCTGTTGCTGTAGTAGTGCATCTAGTTTTGTAGTAATCGGATTCATGTCTAACATAGATTGTTTTTGACTAATTGCCGCTAAACTATTATTTACAGATGTGTTTAAATTATTTACCGCAGAGTTAGTAACATCTTTAAAAGACTCTTTTAATGCGTCCACTAATGCCAAATACTCTAAAGGTTGTGTGCCAGAAGAAGTTTGTGTGGCTGGTTTTCCTGCAAGGGCTTCTGCCGCTTTAGCTTGTTTAAAGACAACTTCTGCCGTACTTCTCTCAGATTCCCCTTGAGCTTTAGCCAGATTAAGTACTGCTTCACTCTGATTCCAGATAGCTTCTCCACGATCCCTTTCAGCTTCCGCCTCAACTTCGGCATCTTTCCGTATACTGTCCACCTCGGACTGTTCTGCCTTAAACTGAAACTCTTGTTCTTTGAGTTGTTGTGCCGCAAGTTTAACTTGTTGGTCGAAGTCTGGTTGTGGTTCTGGTGGTTGCAACGCTTGTTGAAGGAATTGATCTGCCATCTGAGAGAGTTGTTCTTTCTCTTCGATATTATAATTATTAATAATACCTTTAAGAATAATCCAATAAGCTGGAGAACCTTGTGGTATCGTTTGCATTAGTTGTGTTAGTTGAGCAACCTCAAATTCTCTCGCTTGTGCGCCCAAAGCTCCGTGAACTCTAAACTTATAGTCTGCTACAGGATACCTTTCCGTATCAAACTGCATATATCTCCAAGCAATTTTATGAATTAATGGAGATAAAAATTGATATTCCATATTACGGAGCGTTCTTTTTGCTCGTTTAAGAATAGCTCCCATCATCATTGACATACCACCAGCAGTTTCGTTACGAGGATTAACTCCTAACGGTGCGGCAGTATCCAACGAACCCGTAGCCATCGTCACCATTCTTTCAAATTCGGCAGACTGTCGATAACTTTGTGGGTCAGGGCCAGGGAATTTAAAGGGAGCTATTGCCTCATTTACTGGCCCAGAAACTACTATATTCCGCCCTGGTCTTATACTAAAGTCCCCGTTGCGTGGTATCATCATACCGTTTACGAGAGCAACCGGATAAGTTGCCAAAGCTAAAGCATCTATACGAGCACGTAGTTCTGCATCGAGAGCTTTTTGAGGATTATACCCTTTCTCTGCAATTCCCCGACCCCAAAAACGATTAGGGACGGTATCCCATTGAAATGCTACAAACGACCTATCCTGCATAATAAACGGATTACGCACTACTTTTAATAGTGTTCCTCTATTTGCAATCCAGACAATCGCCTCTACCATTTCAGCAGCATCGTCATATTCGATATTGCTATTTTCTTCAGCAAACTCTGCGAGAGGATCAACGACACTCTCTTTCTCTGCTTGCTCAAATAAATCTTTAGGTACTAATCCATGATATTCGATAATCTCTACGTGCTCTATTTCGTGATAACTTTCTTCTCGAATATCAAAACGTGGGTGAGCTTCTTCATCCGTATCGTAACGCCCTATTTCCGATTTATTCCAAACACCTCGATCTTGTTTACGTATAACCTCATGTTGAGGAATAGTGTAGACATGTGCCGCACCTAATGCAGACTCAATATCTTTTGCGGCGAGGTCTATGACAAATTCATTTGGATCAACGGGAATTAATGAAACATGAATGTCATCAACAAATTCAATGTCGGAAGTGATTCCTGCTGAACCTGTAATTGGAACTCTACGAGGACGCTGTTCGACAGCAATCTTACCCAATCCTGTACCATATAACGCGGCATTTAATAGTATCTCCGAAATAGATTTGTTTACATCTCTTGTTTCAAAATCTTCTAGTAATTGAGATGTGATTTGATCTAATCTCGTGTCTACATCCTGTGCTAAAAGCTCTAATTGCTCTGGAGGCATTTGTTGTGCAGACGCTTCTAACATCTCCTCAAACACCCTCTCTCTAACATCATCCTCTAAATCAAACCACCGTTCTCTATGAAAGATAGTTTCTTCCATTTCAGATACGGCGGCTTCTATTGCTTGTTGTAAAGCTGGAGCAATAATCTTAGACCGCTCATGTTGTCTAATTTTATCTTCTGGCCCTCCGTGTTGACCTCTCCACAGACGATAGTATTCCTGCCATCTGTTTTGGTGCTGTCTATTACGTGCTTTTTCCCAACTATCTACCTTATAAGTAACCCACCCAGTTAATTCAGTATCAACTGATGATTCTTGTTGGGTGCTCGTAAACTGGTCTACACTATTAACTATCGCCATTATTTTTCCTTTTACATACCCGCAACAGCATCTAAGGGTTCCCACTCATCTTTTTGACTTATTGCCATATCGTATGGTGTAACCGCAATTTGGTCTATATACGCCAAACTATCTATCATGTCGTCGTGCGCTAACGGATTAGGGAAATCTAAAAGTTGATCTGTTACTTTTGGTAAGTAGTCGCCTTCGGAAAAAGTTAATCTACCTTGTTCCATTCGACCCTGTAATGCCCAAACAATTCGGTCATACTTTTTTTGATTACCGTGTGTTAGTTCTACAATATAAGGAAAGATATTTAATCTCCGCATATTGTCGTGTAAATAAGGCATAAGCGCATTTTTTAACGCCCCTCGTTCGATACCTACTACTTTTGGCTTGTGTTTTTGGGCCGCTCGTAAAATACGAATAGCGGTTTCCCGAACATTCCAACGACCAGTAATAATATCGTGTACGTGCCAGCCATCTTCTGAAACCTCTACGATTGAAATAGCAGTTTCATCTAGTCGTTTAGCTTTACCTTGGGAGATACTTCGCGCATCTTCGTATCCCGCAGGATCTACTGTCATATAGAGTTCACCAGAAGTCGTCTTTTTATCCACAACCTCTATCATGTCACTCTTGAAGATAGTACCGCCAAATGAAGAAAAACTAGCTTCAAACTCTTGCTTAACAAACTCTAGTGGCATATCCTTCGAAGCAAGAATAACTTCTTCTGGATCTAAAAACGGGTTGTCTAGTGATCTATAAGTCCAGGCACCCCACTCGTCAAACGTGTTTTCATCTTTAGCGTTTAAAAATAAATCGTAAAAATGATTTTTACCATTTGGTGTTCCTATGAACAGTGCGCCACCTTTAACATCTGCGAGAGTGGGTCGTATAATTGCTGTCCAAACATCCTCTTTCATAAAAGCATATTCGTCCATTACGACATACGATAAGCCAACTCCTCGAAGTGATTCTGGACGGTCGGAACCTTTAAGATGGATTTGCCGACCATTTACGAGCGTAAGAATACACTCATTTTCTCGCGCTTTTTCTGTAATAGGGGCCGCCATTTGCTTTAAAGACTGCCACATTATGTCTTTTGCTTGATTAAATGTCGGAGCTATGTAATAACACGCTTTATCCGAAAGGTCATAATCAAACTCATTCCTAGTTTCTAAGGCTTTTGTAATTAACTTTACCCGCGCAAGATAAGATTTACCAAACCTTCTTCCCGCACCGACAACTTTAAAACGCTTATCGGCTACGAAAATCTCTTGTTGAGCGGGGTGTAAAGAAAAATTAAGTTCTATCGCCATAGATTAACGATTAAAGATATACATCGTCACTTCAAACCCAAAACGAATGTTTTCATACTCTGGTTTAGTCCACTGTGTATTAATATCCACGTTTACTTCCCCTTTTCTTTTTCCTTTCCTTATCTTTAGTCTTCTTCTTCTTCGGTCTTCCTACCTTTGACCCGTAGGTTCCTTTTCCCCGTGGCATTATTTGCCTCCGTTAGAGACACCTTTCGGTGGGATCGTTGTAGCCGAAGCAGTACTTGCCGCTTGGTGTGTTTTAGCGGATACTGTGCCACCCTGGTTATTGACACCACCGGATTTACCCGCATTAGCGTAATCACTACATTGATTTTTGTTCATATTAAACCTCTTTAAATTCCGCCTCTACAGGCTCTTTGTTTAGTGCGTTTGCTTCTAGTCCAGCTATATTAATAATAATCCCACCAGAATCGTTTGCACCATAATGTTCGACAGCCTTACGCGCAGGTATTGCACGATCTAATAATAGTCGGGCTGCTGCCATATCGCCACCTTTGGCTTCCCGAATAACTGTTTTGATCACCGCCTTAAATTCTTTAGTCATTTCCCCTGCAAAGAGTTCAACTAACTCATTTTGCATTTGGGTCAATTTATTTTTACTGCCTTTAGGTCTTCCTGATGGATTTAATGATTTTCCTCCCTTAACTAAATTAGGGTTTCCTCGCTTACCTGCCATTAGTTATTGACACCTTCTGTCCAGATCTCTTTATAAATAGGAATATAATGATCTCCATCTACTACTTTTATATTAGCTGTATCTTCAAAAACTCCTCTTTTTTTGGGAGTTCCTTTTTTAATATGCCCTATGATATTACTTTTAGACGTATCTATATATACTGTCCCGTTTTGTTCTACTTTTAAACGAGGGTTGTCTTTTATACGGTGTTTAGCAAGAAATGCGTTTCCAGTAACATTTACATTTTGAGCATAAAAGTGTTGTCTTTTGGCCCCTTTTTCATATTGCGTTTCTAGCGAAATTAGGGGTTTATTATCTAAGCCTTCAGGTGGCTTTCCCCCTAAATAATCGTTCTTACTAAATGAAGATGATTTTCTTAAATTTATTGCGATATGATGAATATCGTCGTTTGCCTTATTCACCGATCTTTTATTCTTCCAAGCAACTAAGCCTAAATTCTGCTTCACTACATCGCCTACATTGAGAAACGGCCCCTTCTCGCCTATGCCTATTTGTGCATTATTTACTTCGCTGTCTCCAATATCTTTCCCAAATAAATTATCTGTTGGCTTTACTACTTTAAATTTATCTTTGGTATAGTCTCCTTTTTTACCTGCTATAACCGCCGTTGAAGTTGTTGGGGGAGTATCGCCGTATGATTTTCCTGTTGTACCTGGCTTCCAGTTTAAGACCTCTTCCAGATCCTGTTTAAGTACTCCGCGAAACTCAGGTAATACACCACTGGCATCGTCAATGTTGACTACAATCCTGACATCTTCTACTTC